CGCTTTAATAGCGTCAAGGTTAAGTGCCATAAGTGCTCCTTTGTTAATTAAGTAAATAAAAATATAAATTATTAATTATAATATAGATAATTAATGTGGTAAATCAAAGTAATTAGTTAAGTTTTTTTAAAATTATTCTTCTTATATAAATATCACTTCCATGAAATTTTCTTAAAGAATACTAAGTCAATAACTCGGTATCCTGCTTCATCAGTAAGGATAAATGAATTTTGATAAATACTCCAATCCAATTGGAATGTCTTATCTAATACACCATTGTTAACTGCTTTTATAATTTGATTAAGTGCATTAACTGTATATAATGTATTAGTTTCTTTTTTGCGGTGAATGCTAATTGTATTCTGGCCACGTTGTGTTCCTGCATCTGCATTATATGTGCAATATAAATTGTCTGCAGATTCTGCATTTGCGAATATGAAAATTCGTTGCTCCGGAATGATGTAACTTTGCTGTATGTATTCTGTTACTATGTTTAAATCTGATCTATGTGCAAATGTGCAAAGTAATTGTGTTTTCAATTATGTCCTTACGATTGTTGTTTTATGAAGTCATAGTTTGTATATACTGATTTTAATCCAAAGGTCCACATTCCTTGTGATAATCCAATAATAGCCCAATCAGATGATGTAGTTACAATTGGAATTCCGGGACGGTTGATATCATATGCAATTAATCCATTTATTCCATTGAAAAATTTATTTTTTGTATTATTTAATAATTCAATCATCATATTTGGATTTTTAACTAACACATGATTTTTTAATTTGTTGAACCATATGGCCTCATTAGTTGATTCATTGGTAATTTGTGGACCGATGTTAATTGAAATGTTTTCTGTGTCTCCAGCTGCTGTTTGTATTTTTTGAAAATCATCAGCAGTTATCCAGTATGAAAATTGATCGTTACCGGTTTTAATTGTTAATCGGGTATCATGTATAGCAGTGTCTAACTCCGATAACCATACTATAGCATATATGATTTGCCAGCCTTTATACATCTGAGACCATCCTCCTTTATAACTAACTTCTGCGTTTCGTACGTTATCAGTTAAAGGTATGAAAATGTCTTGAATTGTTTTAATTAAATTTTTTAATTCCCGATGCCCATTTGGATCTACCAAATCTTTTAATTTTTCAAACGGGTCACCCATTTCGATTAATGGCATTACGATATCATTAAAAAATGAATTTGTTTGTGAAAGTAAATCACCAGCAACTGGTATTCCGTTTTTAGCTGGACGAAATGTTTTACCTTCAGGTGCTTTACCCATTTCTCCAGATTTAGTTGGCCTAGGTAGTTTTCCAATTTCCTTAACTTCCCATTCGCCGTCTTGCATTACAATGTCATGCATTGCAGTACCACCTGGTTGTGAATCTGCTACTGCTAATAGTGTTTGAATTTCACCTTTCCCCATGCCAGCAGCGGCTTTGCCCATAGGTAGAATATTATAAAATTTGACAAATGGTTTATAACCACTAGACATTAATGACTGTATCGTGTGCTGTCTATAATTTTTATTGAATAGATCTTGTTCTTCTGCAGATAAGGATTCATAACGATCTTGAATCTGTTGAATTAAATCAGCTGATAAATTTAATTGTGAAAATTCTAAAGGCTCAGTTTGTTCATTTAATCCCTGAGCTTTATTAACTATGATTCTAGCTGCTAACGGTGTTAGATCAGTCATTTCTAAAATAACATGATATAACAGTTCATAGTCCTTTGATTTAGTTGGATAACCTTTTGGTAATCGATAACTCCACTCTGTTAATATTGAATCAATGGTCATAAAGAAATAGTTTTTATTTTATCATAAATATTGCCAACTTTACATTTTACCGGAAAATTGCCTTGTTCTAATACCTCTTTAATTTGAGGTAGCAATTCTTTTGCTTCAGTTACTGGTACATCAAATAATACTGAATCATATGTATAAAGTATCATAACCGTTTCGCGTTCTTTTAATATGTCTTGCACCTGTTGTAACTTTTGTACGGATACTTCTGTTTCTGTTGCTTGCAAATAGTAATTAAACAATTTATTTGCTGTCATATTTTTTACCATATCCTTGGTAATAGGTCGTTTCAGTATAGGCGTTTCAATACGTCCTTTTGCTTTCCATTTTGCCCAAAGATCATATACAAATGTATTTACCCGTTGAAAGAATGGAATTGATAAAAATTCTGAATCAATACCACCATACA